TCCATGACACAGCTCTACGAGCAATAAGAATGTCTGCAAAATCTACTGGGTTTGCATCATCATCATAAGCAATTAATCCCTCAAAAGAGATTTCACCACTTTTAACACCAGCAATAACTTCTTGAAAACCATTACTATCTTTTGTTGTTGCCTCTGGCAAATCATTAGAAAGTGAAAGTGAACAAGATGTTGAATGTCCGATGATAGTAGATGTTGCTATTGATGTGCCATCAGTTAATTTTAGTAAAAGGTCAGTTCCGTTAAATACGCCAGTTGTAGCCATTTATATGTTTTTTAAATTATTAATCTTATACAAATATACAAATAAAAAAATTATACATCTTCCCAGTTTGTGGCAATATCTTCCCACTTAGCAAACACATTATCCCATGTTAAACCAACACTAGGATCAGTTATTGAAAAAACACCAGTTAAATTAATTTCAACATTAAAGCTAGTAGCATTTTTAAATTGTGCTGTTTCATCAACTGAGCTTATAAACCCCTCACCTCTAACAATTAATTTAGGATTTACAGCATCTTTAAAATAGAATGTTGCTTTTTGTTTAGTTATAACCATGTCGGCTAATTGCTCAAAACTTAAAGCATCTGAATAATCAGTTAAACACTCACAATTTAAAGTACCAGATCTAACACCTGGTATAACCTCTTTCCAACCTAAACTATCTTTGCTAGTTGATTCTGGTAAATCTAAATTTAAATTAAAATCGGTGCTTTTTGAATGCCCTATAACTGTTGTATCTTTTAACAACAAAAAGCTAGTGGCATTTATAACAGCCATAATTTATTCTTGTTCTGGGATAATTTCGTATTCGCCAGATTCTAAATTAACTGAGATTTTTCCGTACTTTTCCTCAAGTTCTTTTTTAAGATCGTTTTGCTCATCTTCTATTTTTTTCAATTCGCCTAGTAAAGATTCTTTTGACTTTTCTAAGTTAATTTTTTGAATAGAAATTGCACCCATATTAGATACAATATTGTTTAATTTTGCTTGATTTTCTTGTAAATCTTTTAATTCTTTTTCCTCTAGTTTGCTCATTTTTATTTATTTAATTATTAATCTTCTTTCCATGGTGGTGTTAAATAAACATCAACTGGATTTTTTTGTAATTCAATATTTTTTATAATAAATTCTTGCATTGATTCAATATCACTACCATCAATTAACCATTGAGTAACTTGATCTTTAGTTAAATCTTCAAATGGTGTAAATGGATCTTCTGGGTTATATTCAACCATTAATTGTGCTGAATAAAAAGAACTATAATTTTTATCTGGTTCAACAGCATCATTTGTAGTTCCTATATATCTGTAATCAATAGCATAAACCACATTGTTTAAATTATCTTCATGTGTTTTAGCACTTAATTGTGTAATATCCCAAGTATAATCTAAGTTCATATTTTTTTTTTTACAAATTTAAACATTTATTTTAACAATTGCCTACTGCTAAAATTGATCCATTACTACCAACTTGCATCCATTTACCACTAGCAGTTGGAAAATTACCAGTTTCATATATGGCATAGTAACCAGCAGCAGCAACTTGCGATCCACTAATGGTAGTGTATGCTGTATATTGACCGCCACCAGCATTAGGCACTAAATTTTCTGTGTCAGTATGAAAATATGGAGTTGGTGATGGAATTGCCGCTACACAAGCACTAGAGCTGTTTTGTGTGCTGTAAACATAATTAAATGCTGTTCTAGTTACAGTTTGGTTATATTCGCTAAACTCTTCAAATCTCAAAGGATTTTCGCCATCTGGTCGGTTATCAATTGGGTTTAAAGTGTTGACTGCTAAATAGTTTTGACCAGAACCACTAGAATTACCGCCAGACAATCTTTGTAAATCTGACATATAAATTGGTGTGCTTAAATTATAACTTGAATCATAACCAGCTCCAGTTCTTTCACGACCAGTTTTAAGCATTGATATTTCATCTTGCGATATGTCAGGACAAGCCATAATTTATTTTTTGTATATCATACATATTGCTATGTATCTGTTGTTTTTACTATTGTTTTTATATCCATGCTTAAAATCAAAATTATTTAAATACATAATGCCTTTATTAACATCTGTTGGAGCTTGACCAATTTTTATATTTTGATTATTATAAAACTCAGTTGATGTATTGCTGTCAACTAAATTAATTAAAACTACACCTAGCATATCATTGTTGTCAAAATGAGGTATTAACTCAAAATTTGGTAGATTTTTTTGTATTACAAAATCAATGTCAAATGGTTCGCTTATTTTATTTGCTATAATATCATTTGTAAAATAACTTTCTATTTGTTTTATAACTTTTTTGTCATTACAAAAATACTGTAAATCATTTTTTTTATCATAACTTATGTTAGCATAATCAATACTTGGCAAATCATTAATAGATGATTCATAAATATCCAAACCATTTATATATTGTGTATTACTTATATTTAAACTCATTTTTTTAGTTCTTTTATTTCGTTTCTTAAACTATCAACCTCGGCTTTCAATTCTTTTATAGCTTCTAAAAGTATTGGTGCAATTCCTTGATGCCTTAAAGATAATAAACCATTATCATTTTGTCTAACTAATTCTGGCACTACTTTCTGAACATCTTGTGCTATAAACCCAATATCTTGTTTTATATCTAAAATATTATCTTCTTTTTCTTTCCAGTCAAATGTAACCCCTTGTAACTTTATGGCTTTGTCTAAAGCTGAATCAATAGGTTTAATATTTTCTTTTAACGATATATCAGATGGCGAACCAAAAGCAATAACATCACCAGAAACTGTCCAAGTACCTGTGTATAATTTGCCTTGTACTGACAAAATACCATTAGATTTTTTCTGGTAAAACCTAAAATCACCAGAATATTCCATAAAACTCATAACATCACCTGGAGTCATGGTTGTAGAATTATAAGCAGTTGGCGTACCTCTTAAACAAATTCCATGATATGGATCATTGTGGAAAAATGTAGTGTAACCTTGTGATGAAACACCTTTAATACTACCATTAACATTTAACGCCTCATCTGTTCTGGTTGTATTATTAACTTGCAATCGACTATCACAATGTAATGTACCTAAATTACTCACTTTTAATACAAAGTTTCCAGTATTAATGTTTTTGATTATAAAAGCATTTTTTTCAACTGTATTGCTTAAGCCATCTGTTGAATGTGTTTCAATAGCCATAGTTTCAGCGTATAAACCTGAGCCATTATCAGTATAACCTAATAACACCCTACGACCACTTGCAAATTGTAAAACATTTGGGGTTGCTGTTGTACCAAATAAACCATCTGCTGTATAGCCACCACTATTATAACCACCACCACCTAAAAAATAACCACCGCCAGTATAAAGTTTTCTATTAGCTAAAGTTGCAGTTTCATTAATTCCGACATTACCTCTCATTAAGAATTGATGAACATTATTAGTATTGTGCTTAATTTCAAATGATGAATGTGTGGCATTATTTGCACCTATTGAAAATCCTTGAGCGCTCCCAGCATGAGCCAGAATATCAATTGAGTTAGCAGTAACTATTGAGTTAGTATAGGAATGTATGTTCCTACCTATTTTCCAGTTTGGATCAGATAATGTTGCAAAATATATTGACTTGCCATTTGCCATACCTATATTTTGTTCAAATGCGGCGTTGCCAGAGGTATCAATTCTTAATCTTTGTGATCCATTAGTTCTAAAATTCATCATGCCCTCAGCTAAGAATGTTGATGCATTATCAGCTGGATTATCATAAATCTGTAAACCAGTTGCTGTGCCTCTTTCAATAAGTATTCCAGATGAAACATCACCACTTGCCGCATTATGTAATCTTATATAATTACTTTGTCCACTTCCTATTGTTAATTTGTGTGATGGTGATGGCGTACCTATACCAAACCCAGTTGAGGTTAATGTAGCACCGCCAGCACTACCAATAGATAAATGTACTTTATTACTACCTTCAGCTCTTAAAATCATGTCATTAGCATTCGCAGTTGGCATTATAGTTGAACCATTAGAATAACCTAAAATCCCAGCTCTAGTTGTACCATTAAAAAAATGCATAGCACCACTAGCACCAGATTCTAACCTTATAGTTTCTTCAATAGTGCCTTTAACATGAAATTTAATTGATGGTTCATCTACTGCAACCCCAATATTACCATTTTTAATACTAAGCCAATTTCCTATTGTATTTCCATTTTGATCTCGATTACTAATTCTAAAATATTTATTTCCAGTAGTGCTTGACCATATATCTAAATTTGCTGTATGATCACCAGTACCCTCATCTTGCCTAAAAACAACAGTATTTACTCTATCTGTAACTTTAAATCCTATATATTGTGCAGCATCTCTTCCAAATCTAACATTTGGAGCTGTTGATTCACCACTTGTGTAAACTCCTAACCCAACAACACCAACTCCAACAGTTCCAATTTCTAATTGATTGTTAATATATACCTTGCCGCCAGTTGCCCATCTTAACGCCCATTCATTACCGCCAAGATTTGTTGTTAACTCACCGCCTTGATGCCCTTGTAACATTGGACCATCTATTGTATAACCGCTATAACCACTGCTAAATTTTTGTAAAAAGTGGTTTGCATCAGTTGGACCAGCTAATCTAATGGCATTACCTCTTGGAGTTATTATACCATTTACATCTAATTTACAAGATGGATCAATTCCAATTCCAATATTTCCATCACTGTCTATTATTAATCTATCTGATGCGGCATCTTCATCATAAATAGCAAAACTACTATCTGTTTTACTTTGTATAAGATAATCGTGTCCAGCAATACAAGATAATTCTATGTTTGCATTTCCTGTATTTGCTTTAAACCTTGCTCTACTGCTTGTTATGTTTGCATCTAATATAAAGCTAGGGTTTGGATCATTAATACCTACTTGACCATCATCATCAATAGTCATGGCTGTTATTAAGGATGTTGAACCATCAACCTCAAATGTCATTTTATAATCAGAATATAAACCTAAACCAATTCCATGTCTATGATACATACCAGGTTTTGATGCTATTTGTGGAACTGTATTTGGTCCAGTTAGTGATATTGTTGCAATTCCATTTGGAGCATTAGCACCATCACCGACCATTAATAAACTTGATGGTGTATTCCCGCCAATACCAACCGATCCGCTAAATGTTGCTGATGTTCCACTAATAGCTCCAGATGAGCCATTTATTATTTGTGTATAATTATTTACTGCACCATAAGCTAAACCAGTAGCAAGTATTATATAACCACCTTGATGTGTGCTACATAAAGTGCTAGTTCCAGATGCTCTATAATAAGTAGCTCCACTAACACCATCTATAACTTTATTTGTGTTACCATAACCGTAAATAGCCAACTGAGTTGTAGCATTTTTATTTAAATATTGATTTGCATAAACATTATGGTTTGTGTCAATATGTGTTATTCCATTATTTAATAAATTAGTAGCTCCACTACCAGCTGCTCCATTTAAACTAATACTAGCGCCAGATAATTCTAATCTTGCAGCTGATGTTCCAATCCATTCATTACCATTACCAATAAGTTTAATTTTGCTTTTTGAATGTGTATTAGTTAACAATATTTCTTGAGAATCATTAATTGTTAATGCTTGTGTTAAAGTTGAATTATTACCAGTAGCTATATAAAAACCTAAAGCACCAGTTGCTCCAGCATCATAAACTCCAATACTAGCCGCAGTGTTTGCACTCTCACTCCATGAAATACCACCACCATAATAATTTGTATCGGATGGCGGTGCTAAATTTATTAAATGCTCAGATGGCGTGTCTGGTAAAGTAGAACTATTTATTTTGTCACCTGTATAAGTACCAATGTTTAAAAAATTACTTTGTGTAAAACCTTTTATATTAAAATCACCCTCTCTACCAACTCTAATTTTATGATCATTACTAATTGCAAATTGTATTGGATATTCATCTATATAATCTCCCATTGCTGGATCACCAATTGCTGAATCTAATTCACTGTCCCAATTACCAGCATTTAAAAATAATCTTGCACCTCCTTGTAAATCTAAAGCATCTGAATGTGTTGCTGAGTTAGCAAAGTCATTAAATGTGCCAATACTTAACCTAACATTTTCAGTACCAGTTCTATGAAAAGTTGAATTATCACTAAAATATATAAATGCTAAATCACTAGTAGGATTAACATCTGATGTAAATATTATTTTTCTTGTTGATGCTCTTTCAAATATTAAATCATTTTTAAAATTACCAGTTACAGATAAATCACCAACAACATATAAGTCATCTAAAAACTTAGAATCGCCACTTATAAATAATTGTGTTGCTGTTGAATCATATTTTAAATAAGAATTATCATTAGAGCCAAGTATCAATTTATTATTATCAACAATCTCTAAATTTTGTAAAAACTTAGTTCTTTTTTCACTACCATCCATAAAGAAATATGTAGTTTTACCGCCAGTTCCATCATCACCTTGAAAAAACATATCATGGTCATCTTCTTCTATTTGTAAATATAAATGACCAGTAATGCTTCTTATAAAATTATCACCAGCACCAAACTTAAATATTTCAAAATCGGAATCATCACCTAATAGTAATTTTTGGTCATCTGCTATTAATAAATCATTAGCACCAGATGTATTGCCAGCACCTAAAACACTTGATAGCGTTGGTGTGGGTACTGTCTGATCATCAACGTATTTTTTTGTAGCAAAGTTTAAATCACTAGTCGGAGCAATACCAGTTACTAAACCAGAGAATGATGCTGTTGTTCCGCTTATAGGTTTTGAAAAAACAACATTCACATCATCACCATCTAATCTTAAATATTCAGTTGTGTAACCTTGACCATCATCTGTTTGGAAACTAATGTCTGAATCATTAGCATTATTTCTAAAAACTATATTTCCAGTATCGTTAAAAAATACAGAATTTACTTGATTATGATAAATTTGCATATCACCATCATCACCTAAAAGTAGTTTTTGATCATCAATAATTTTTAAATCATTTGCACCAGATGAATTACCAGCACTTAAAACAGAGCTTAATGTTGGCGTTGGAATCGTTTGATCATCGACATATTTTTTAGTAGCAAAATTTAAATCTGATGTTGGTGCTATACCAGATACCAAACCAGTGAACGTACCAGTTGTACCAGATATTGTGCCGCCAGTTACATTACCCTCTAAATTAGCTACAAGAGTTCCAACTGTATATCCACTAGCAGTTGTATCAACAGTTGTTG